GCCGGGGTTATAGCAGAAGCTAATCCTGAGTAAAACGGTGGATCAATATTGGGCCGTTGGTGGAGATATAAGTGGATCACTTTTCATCCGTCGTTGACATAAGGGTCTGTCGGTCGATCTACTGGACGATAGACATCGTCCAAAACCTTGGGGCCACCAAGCCCCTGGCTGATTGCATTAATCAGACTTGCGCCACCCTGCAATACGTCAAATGGTATGTTTACCAGACCACGACCAGCCTGCTCTGCAATTTGCCCTGCACTTTGACCACCTGTGAGCCAATCGCCAGCTTGTTGCATCAATGATGGTTCTTCACGTGCTGGTTCATTATTGGCCTGATTAACTGTTTGTTGCTGAACAGGTTTCGGTGCGACAGAACTTACGGGTTGAGGTGGCTGCTGACTGGCTGCCTGCTGCTCAATCTGAGCAAATGGATTATTTGGGTCTGACTGCACACCTGATGCCGATACTTGTTCGGATGACTGTGCTTCCAGTTGTGCAAACGGGTTGTTAGGGTCTTGCTGAGGATGTACCTTTGCAGAGGTGGCGCGCTGTTCGACTGTTGAGTCTGTCACCGGGTCACCCGCCCATTGAGCAAAGCGATCATCAACGTAACCGCGGCCTTCAGGTCCTGGCGTATATTCACCACGCTTTGCCTTCATAACGTTGCCGGGACCGTCGTGATAAGCCTGAAGAGCGTCACGCCAGTTACCAAACTGCTGGTACATCTTTGCCAGATAGCGCGCGCCAGCGTCAGCCTGATATTCGGGGTTTTGCATTTGCTCATCGGTATAACCCATATCACGCCATGTCCCAGGCATGACCTGAGTCAATCCTACAGCCCCGGCGGAGCTTACTGCGGCAGGGTTGTAAGAAGACTCCTTGGCACCCAGTGCAGTCATCAACCCTTCTGGCACACCGTAACGTGCGCCAGCCTGCTCTAACAAATCACGGTAATTAGCCATTTACTGCCCCAAAGATGGAAGATATCCGTAGCGATTAATGAAGTCGATTGACAGCTCGGGGTGCTGCTTCAGGTAATCTATAGAAGCCTGAGGCGCTTCCACTCGCTTGATACCGTTTTGCTGAACGTACTTACCAACCGCCTCATTACGCTTCTGGTTGAGCGTGTTCAGGATGACGCCAGCGTTGCGACGAAAGGACTCCTCGCTCTGCGAGTTCTGCAGCGAACCAACAGCCTGGTCGAGCTTTTTGCCCTCGGCATCAGAAAGTGCGCCCATGCCTCGCATGGCCTGAACCGCTGTCAGGTATGCTTGTGATTTAAAGGTATCAAGTCGTGCCTGAGTGTCTGCAGCCTGTGAGCCTGGAACGTTGGGGATTACTCCACGTAAGCCTGTAATGCTCTTAAGTGAAGGAGAACTAACGATATCGTTCAGAGTGAACATGCTGGTTGTGAGGGTGTTGATGCCGTCTTTGTAGCCATCATTTAGCGCTTGCTGCTTCTGCTGCAACTGCTGGTTGTTGGCTGCTATGCGGCTCTGTATTTCCTGGCGCTTCAGGTCGTTAGTTTCTGCTGATAGCATCCGGTCAAGGCGCTTATTTTCGTTGTTAATGCGGTTTGTTTCTGCGTCCAGATTAATGCGCTGCTGACCTAAATTCGCCTGGATATCTTGTCCGCGCATTGTGATTGCCTGATTCCGAGCGGCGGTTTGCGAATCCAGATCCTGACCGCGCATGGTAACCTGGCGACCCTGCATTTTATCCTGTAGGTCAAAGTATTTTTCGGGCCCGAGACTGTTCATCCCCAGGTGATCGACAAATTCGCCGAACTGCCGCGGGTTCTGTTGGTACATCTGAGCGACGTCATGAGGATTAACGCCAACACGAGCTAACTCACCGGCGTTGTTTTGCAGCCATGATTGCATTGCTTCTGGAGACGATGACGCAAGGCGTGCGCCAGCCGCTAAGGTGCCGATAGAATTACGCTGCTCTTCATCAATGAATCCCATGCCTTTACGAACGGATTCAATCTGGTCTGGATATTGAGTAGCCAACTGACGCAAAGCACCGCGATCACCAGACGCATAAGCATTAGCGTACGCCTGCTGAAATTCTTTCTGCCGCTGAGCCTGCTTTTCCTGCTTAAACACCCCTGCAATACCTGAAAGGCCTTGCAAAGCAGTCAGCCCAACATTGTTAGCGCCTGAACGCTCAATATCATTGTTCTGCCTGATAAGCTGAAGCGTGTTGCCGATGTCATTTACGCTCGGAGCGTTCGAGTTGACGCCGCCGATACCAGCCAACAATCCGCCATTTGATCCTTGCCAAGTAGCCATGATTACCCCTTAAAACAACGAGCCAAGCAATCCGATACCAGCACCAATGCCAGCGCCCCAAGGCGTTGATGTTCCCAAAAGGCTGGCAAGACCTGCACCGGCAATCGCACCAGACGTGCCACCGCTAATTGCAGTCTGAAGACTTGATGGTTTATTGGCATTAGCAGCGGCAAGAGCTGCGCTTTGCTGTGCAATGCTGCTCATGTTGTTGGCGTACGTCTGACCGGCGTTTGCCTGACCTTGCAGAGCACCAAGCCCAACGTTTGCCAGATTGTTGTAATTGCTCATCTGGTTTGATAACCAAGACTGACCGAGAGTCGGCGCGATCGTAGCCAGTTGATTGCTTGTGGCTGTCGAACCAAGTCCTCCCGTAGCCTCCGCAGCAGCAAGACTCTGGTAACGCGCCTGACCTGCGAGGTCTTTATACTGCTGAGAATTGTAATACTGATTAAGTGCCTGTCCCTGACCTTCTAAACTGGAAAGGTTCTGAAGCTGGTTAACATACTGCTCCGCAAGCGGCGTGAACGGAGCAAGGTTTTTCATGATCGTCTGCCACTGCTGATTTTGCAGGTCTGCGGCATACTTCTGAGCTTCTGCGGCATACTTTGCACTTTTATCAGAACTGCCACCTTTCCCGCCTTTTTCAGGGCAATAAGGTTCCTCGCCGCGCAGTTTTCTGCCCAGTTTAAATGCATATAACATGGCTATCTCCCGTGATTCAGGAAGTCGATTAGTTCTTCGCGTGTGGCGCTGTAAAATGTCACGTCATCCACGCCTTTAAAGTATTTCTTGATGGTTCCTACACGCTTAAGGCCAATCATTGCGCAGTACATCTGACCGTGGCGGAATTTGCGCGCAGCGAACGATGTGACGCACTGAACGGTGGTGTTAGTAAGAATGTATCGCCAGAACGCCAGCCCGATTTCCTTGCTGAATCCACGAACCTCTGGCAGGTACATGGCGTGGCAATCAAAGGTCAAAGGCTGAATCTCCTGATAGTAAACAATGCCGCCGAACTGCCCGTGCACGTTCACCTCGAAGTAACGGCATTCAGGCTTGTAGTCGTATCCATCACCGTTGTTGCTCCCGGCGATAATGTCGGGGTGATTTCCCACGGCTTCGATCAGGTCGATGTTTCGCGTTGGTTTGAACTGAATCATCACTGCTCCGCGATTATCTTGATGGTTGTGGCAGTAAACGCCGCACCATTTGACTGAATGGTTAACGTGCTGCCATTTGTGGCAAGAAAGCCGTCTTTATCCACGCTGAAGAACGTAGCTAACAGGATGTTATCGGTTGTTGTCGCCGAGTTACGACTGCTTACCAGTGTGTCAGGTACAGAACCGGAAAATGTTAGCTGCATTGACCTGTTGGAGGTTCCGCTGGGCCACGTCCCGACAATCGACAGCTTGAAGAACAGGGTTTTGTTCTCGTTGAACACAACCATCTTGTTGTTAACGGTGTCGAAGAATGGTGCCAACGTTCCTGATGACGGCGTGAGCGTTTTCAGCAGGCTAACAAGGTTGGTAGGCGCTGTCGGGATGGTTACAGATACGCCAGAGTAAACAACCTCTGACTTCTTGCGAGTAGTGGCATACTCCAGAGCATCGATGCGCGTTTCATGGTCTGAAACCTGCGACTCCAGCGACTGAACTCTTGTGTCAAGCGACGCAATATCGCTTTCATTCTGAGCTATTCGTGTTTCATGTTCCTGAAGAGTTGATTCTGCCTGGCTGATTCGCTCCTCATGATTAACAAGCGTTGCTTCCGCAGCAGAAATTCGCTGCTCATGGTCAGCGAGAATCACATCCTGCTCATCGTTCCTGACCTGTGCATCATAAGCGCCCTGTCCGGCCTCGTTGGCCTTGTTAGCCACGTTACCAACATCAGTGCCCTGTGCGATAACGTAAAGCAGATACGACTGCGAGAAGATATTGCGTGGAAGGACTGATGTATCGAGCCGTGTAGCCTGAATGATTACCGGCACATTGAGATTCGAATCCGCCATTACTCAATCCTTATCTGAGCGCCAGACAGAGTGACAGGTGACTTCGTGATAACGCGAAGTTTGAAGCCGACATTTTTCCTGATTCGCCCGACACGCTTCCACAAAACGCGTTTGTCGTAAACGAACGGTTCATTCTGCTCAATCATCTGCTCACGACCGTAATTTATGCCGTCAGTGGTTGCAGAGAGGAACAGGCGGTCAGCGTACTGAGCAACACCCGTCGATGATTCCACCTCCAGATCAAAGCATCTGGCGTTATCTGCTTTGAAGAGTGGAGTAAACAGCAGGTGTTCCTGTTGAAGCCCATACTGACTACTGATATCGAACTGCAATTTCCCGGTCACCGATTCCAGCTTATCGCCGCACGTTATCTGATTGCCTTCGTAAATGAAGTCGATAGCGCGGTACACATCGTCATACAGGCCTGTTTTCAGTACACACCATTGCGGACCATTGGCGCTTGAAGATGCGTCATACACGAGGACGTGGCGCGGCAGGTGGATAATCAGCAACTCATGAGCATCAAAGCGCAACGATTCCATCACGCCATCAGCCAGTTCATCAGCAGTGTAGGAGCGAAGAATTTTCTCAATGCTCGCGCTAGCGATTGGTGATACCTGACCGGAGCCGATGATGTATACAGACGGCGCACCATTTGCCGGATTGCTGATGAACGCATACGAATCAGCAAACGGCGTTTTGCAGTAAGTCCCGGCAATGCCTTTCTGCACCATAAGAGATGGCTGTGCGACATACAAAGCAGCACCAACGGTGGTTGCACCCGTCAGGGAGAAATATTCAATCGTCGATGAACCAAAGCAGACGATGAAGTCTCGCCATGTGCCGATACCGATGATGCCGTCCGGCTGCGATTCTGCGCGATATTGTGCGCTGTAGCGGTCAGGATGCGATTCGTCTTCAAGGTCAGTGATAAACCATGAATCAGTTCCGTCTTTTGACCACGCATAACGCCCACGTAAGCGCGTAATGTCGCGAACTGAACCTAACTCGTACTGTGTGAATCCTCTGTCTGTAGGCCAGTTTGAGACTGTTTTAACCGTGCCATCATAACGATACTCGACCAGTTGGCCATTAACGCCTACAGCCTGAGATGTCCGACCATGCGCCATTGATACACGACCACTTCCGGCAACATCACCGACTTCACTTTCTCCTTTGTACAGCTTGCCGCCACACACGCGATAAACAGCACTCTGCGCCATGTTGTACTCAACTCCGCGCGATACGCCGTTCACATCAGAACGTTTGGCAATGCCCGGGAATGAGCGAAGATATCCGCTGCTGTTCAGGATTTCTTTGGGTGTAGCCAACATATTCACTGGCAGATAGTCGATATAGTCGGCGTTTCTAAAGTCTTTGCCGACACCTTTCATAAGCGGAAGTTGCTGAATAGGCATTTATTCACCTATGCGTTTGGGATATCGCCATCAATCAGAGGGAGATCGCCTGGATAATATCGGTCAGATGTGAACACGTCATATTTATTACCCTGCCCTACAGGAAAATCTCCACGTCGTCGCATTGAAGGAACAACCAGAGTGTCGGTCATCAAGGCATCATATGAGCGTTGGGCGTTACTGAGAACTTGCTGAGTTGGTTCAAGGCTGTAATCAGATAGCATTCTCAGCAATAACTGATAGCCTACTGCGTGTTTGTATTTTCTTGGAAGACCTGACTCATCATCTGGTAATGGCTGATCATCTCCAGTTGCGAAAGCGTAACCAATGTCGCCGGGGTTAATCATCCACTCGGACATCATATCTTCCAGATCATTTACACCATCTTCAATTGATTGCGGCTCAACATCAGTCAGCGATGCATTAGAAGCAATAGCAAACTTACGAAGCGCAAAAAGGACGATCTCACCCTTTGTCAGTACTGTTGCCATTGTCTGCCGCCTTACGACCTCGCTTACTGGTCGGTTTCAATTCATCAACTGAGGCAACAAAGCCCAACCTTTCGAAAAACTGGAAGTCTTTTTCTGCGATAACGGCCTGTACATGCCCGGATTCGTTATCTGCGGCAAGGAATACACTCATCCGATCCATATTGTTTCCTTAAAACATAAAAGGGGCGTAAGCCCCTTGTTATTACGGATTACCGAAGAACTGACCGCCCATGTGAGGGTTAAAGCACACATATGCAGGCAGTAAGTCGAAGCGCATTTTTTGCACGTTGGCATCGCCATCTGCGTATTTATGTACGCGGATGGAGAAACCTTCATATGTTGCAACAGCAGAATCAATACTGTGCAGTTTCGGCAGTGGGATAGAGCCAAGTCCACAGAAGAACTTGTTATAGAACAGGTTTGGCTTCATTGTCTGGCTAGCAGTGCCTACTACAGATACGGCATCGCCTGCCTCTACCTGACGACTTACAGAGTTGTACTGCGGGTTTGTAGTGTCATAAATCGGAACACCAGAAAGCGTAACCGTCACATCGCCACTGCTGTCTGAATTAGCATCAGCAGTAACCGTTGCAGTGAAGCTAATTGGTGTGGCTCCGTTATACAACGCCTGTTTGGTCTGCTGTTGCAGCCAGTAGGTATTGGTGAATTTGACCTGATCACCAGCTTTCAGAAAACCTGTAACGCTGGCTGTCGCTCCGGTCAATGTTACAGTGAACTGGTATGAGTCTTTAACTGCGTTATAGGTAACAGTTGGCTGTGTTTTGACTGTCAGTGTTCCGCCAAATGCCCCCTGCGTACGAGAGGCAAGCCCATTAGACATCAGTGCGCGAATGCCGCCAAAATTGGTTGGGATCTGTGCGTTCTCCCATGCAGTACGAACCAATTGATCTGAAGCATGCAAACCAGTCTGCGCATCAGCAAGTCGCTGTGCAGACCATGGATCCATTACAGCATAGTTTTCACCTTCATTAACGCCGAGGTCTTTCAGGAAAGATGCCGTCTGCGCAACATCAGACCATTTGGTGATTGGAGTATTGGGGCTACCAAGTGACAACGCACCGTTATTCATCATGAAGTGAGCAAGCTCTGTTTCAAGGTCGGTAACGATTCGCTGGCGAACCGGCGCGAGAATTTCTTCCAGCTGGTTAAGCTTGATCGCTTCCTCCAGTTGCTGATATTCAACAGCAACAGTGATGTAGTTACCTACACGCCCCGTAGCTTTACCTGAGATCAGGTTGTTTTTATTTTGCCCTGAAATATCACCAGTGGGAGTACGGAGGGATGAGAATTGATGCGGACGTTTAAAGCTAACGCTATCGCCAGTGCTGGAGTTGATTTCACCTGCCAGCAACTGACGGTCTACGGTTTTCGCCAGAACTAAATCTGACATAAAACCCGGAAGGAATTTTTTCAGAACGATTTGACTGACGTTACTGTCGAGATTGTTAGGCATTTATCTTTTCCTTATTCGATTTTTGCGCCGGGGCATAATTTGTTGAATTCGTCTTGTTTCGCATCAGCACCGCCACCACGTACTTCCGGCTCTGGCTTGATGGCTTTCTTTGGTTTTGGAGCAAGGCTTACCTGTTTGCTAATCTGCCCCAAGAGGAATGCTGCGCGAATTGGATCTGTCTCAGCGGCTACACGCTGGCGTAATTGCTGGCTCTTACCTAAGCCATAGGCGAGTAGTTCAGAGCCTTCGTCTGCACAGTGAATGATGATTTCCTGCTGAATTGGTGGTAGCTCACTAAGAACAATGGCTTCCATTTCCTGATAATCTTTCACAGGAAGTTTGGCTGCCCGTTGTTTATGCGCTTCTACCCTTTGCTGGAAACGCTGTTGGTATTCCTGTTGCTGACGTAGTTTTTGTTGCTGCTGCTGTTCGACACGGCCTTTTTTCTCATGCCAATCAGTCAATGCCTGTTCAAACGCCTGTTCGTCATAATCACACGACTCAAGAGTCGGTTTTGGTGGAATAGCGTCTGGTTGTGGTTGCTGATGTTCCGCTGGCTTGGCTAATGCTTCCTCAAGCTGGCGGCGCAACTCACGGTTTTCTTTCTGTGTTTCTTTGAAGCCTTTGCGAAGATCTTTCACCCATTGCGGTGCAGGTTGCCCGTCAATGTGATCATCATCGTCAGCGTTAAGCTGAATTTCTTCATCACCAATACGCAAGGCGTAATCTTCTGGTGTCTCTTCGGTTTTTTCAGGCTCAGTTTCCACCTCTTTACCGTTGTCATCCTGGCTTTCATTCTCAGGCTGTGACTCTGTTTGGATGATGGTTTCTTCTGCATTTTCCTGTGTTTCAGACAGGTCAATAACCTGACCGTCGATGATCAGTTCGTTTTCCATTGATTACTCCTGGTTAACTCGGCATTAAGTCTGCCGGTGACTGTGGTGGTGACTGGAATTGCTGTTGTTGTGACTCGGCGACATCTTTCAGAAGGCGTATTGCCTCCATCACTGCTTTGTCATCGATGTTTCTGGCTTGAGCCAGTTTATAGACAGTGTTTGCCTGACTCTCCATCGCATCCTGCTGGGCAGTAAATGCTTTGATTTGAGTTTGAGCAGTTTCGTTAGTTGCTTTTTGCGCTTCTGCCTGCGCTGCTACCATTTGCGCCTGAGCGAGAACCATTTCAGGATTTGGCTGGCTTTGTGCTGCCATTTGCGCCTGTTGAACAATCTGCTGCTCTTTCTCATTGCGTGGTTTTGCAATACCAGATATCAGCAGTTGGTTTCGGTTGTACTCTTTGAAGTCATCAAGGCCTTCGCCATCGATATTGTCCAGAATAATACCCTGAATTGCCGGGCGCATTGGGTCTGTTGGAAGCATAGAGCTAAGGACATTTGTCAGTACAGAAACCGTTGCATCACGTCGTGCTGTGTAGCTTGGTCCAACATCAACCGTCACATCGTATCGACCGACAGAAAGGTCATTTAACGCAACAACAGCCCCTGTTTGCCTGTCAACAACCTGTGCGCTCAGGACAGCGATATCATCACTTCCATCTTCGTTAACGATGCGCACTTCACGTTCTGAACCGTACACTTCACGCGCCATTGACAGCCATACTTCACCAGCGCGTTTAAGACTTTTCGCCATATTGTCCAGATAGATAAACGAAGCCATATCTGCTCTGTTCATCAAGTTGTTAACCGTTTCCTGAGCAATATTACTTGGCATCTGCTGCATGGCCTGACTGCCGCCTGTAACCTCCTGAATATCAGCACTGGTTTGCTGTAGTAATGCAGCCAATGCCTGATTCATAACCGCAGGCTGTGTATATCCTGCCGGGGTAGCTCCAGCGATAATGTTGCCAGATTTATCTCTCACTTCGCGCAACGGCAAGAACGCTGGGCGTTTCTTGTTGCGAGCCTCCCAGTGCTTCTCAAGTCCACGAATTTGCTCCATGCCAACTATAGGGATCTGACCGGGGTCTTGTGCTGCAGTATCAGCCAGCATTGAAACCTGAAGGTTGTACAAACGCTGTGGATCCATTGCTTTTGCAATGTGCCCTTCGACACGCTCAATGTCATCAATGAACCAGCGTTTTCCATAAACCGGGATGAGGGGGATATGCTCACCAGGAATACGTCGAGGTTTCTCAAGGAAACCATCACCATCCACTACTGATACATACACACGACGGCGCTTCACTGAGCGCCTTGCAACTTCCTGAAATCCAGCTATTGCCAGTTCATCTTCAATATCTTCGACCTGATCACTGTCGTATGTTGCAATCTCTCCAGTGATTGGATGTCGATAACTGATAACATCAACAGACTCTTTACGAACTTCGTAATACTTCGCTATGTAAATAACATCTGCATCAAACCAGTCATATTCCCAACTGGTCATAGACGTTACGTCCAGAGAAGCAGGAGGTTTCTTTCCGTATTCAGCCTCATATTTTTCAGGTGACAACGAATACATGCAGAACGCCCACAACGCGTCAGATTTGTCGTATTTCTTAGCGTCAGGGTCAAACCACACAGAGCGCGACGGGTCGTATATCGGTTCAATAGCAATACGCTGACGATCGTCCATGGGGTCGTATTCATTGACCAGCATCGACGTCAAACGGAAGCAACCGAAACCACCAGTAGCAGCGTCGTCAAATGCATTATCGCAAGCCTCACCGCCATCAGTTTCTTCGTAGTCAGCACGGAACAGACCATTTAATTTATTGGCTAACTCTTCGCTTGCCTCTCTGTCACCAGGACGAAACTTAACGGTGATTCTGTTATTGCGGTATTCTGCAATGATGCGGTTAAGTTCAGTTGCTACCTTATTGATTTCAAACTTAGGATACTTCTCGAACTGCTCATCAAGCTTAGTTCCAGCCGCCGTTGCTCCTTCCCATTGACCTCCGGGGACACGAGCAAACCTCGTAGCTTCAATGCACTTTTCGCGCACTTCCTGCTGTGGAGAATAGGCGCGGTCAAACCTGAGCATGATCCGCTCATGTTTTTTCTCTAATGTCTCTGCCATGTTTACCAACCGGAGGATGAGGGAACGTATATTTCTGTTTCTTCGCGGGCCAATGCCGGGCAATGCATACACATCATCAACGCATCAGCCAGGTTAGGAGATGGAATACCGAGCTTCTGCTTCATTTCGACCTTAGTCATTAGCTCAAGCTTCCCGTTGTTATTGAATTTGCGCTGAATCTGCGTCAGTTCTGCAAACAGCTTCTCCAGCATCTTCTCGCCTATCGCTTCTTTGTCGAAACTCAGCATGTCGTCGGGGTCTGCATACTCACCGTGAACAACCGCCCGATATGTCAGATACAGCCTGTCAGCCAGCGCGTAATAGAATTGCGCTCGCTTATTGCGGAATACATCGCCAATAGTGCGAACGTTGTCGCCCTGCACGACTTCATCAGCCCATGCTCCGGCCTGATAAGGCGCATCCTCATCGAATGGCGATTCGCTGCCCTTGAACATCGTGGCGGTGATTTTCTTACCGGAGAACGCTTCCGTTGTCTGTCTGCGTAGACCTGCACCAACACCATCACCATCCCACAAGTAGTGGTCAGCGCCGTCTTCAATCGCCAGAGAAGTAGCCCAGTCAGCGCCCTCGTTGATGTCCATCAGCAGGCCTTCGGCAATGCGCTTAACTACCGAACCGTGACGCGATGCGTAACCTTTAGCATCTGGCCCTGTGTCTGATGGGTCATGCGCAGAAACAACCGCGCCTTTCGCTTTCCATCCGAGTTTCTTGTGCGCATCGGTAGCAGCTTCAAGCCATTCACGTTTGATGATTGCCATATCACTTGCGCTCACTGGCTCACCAAGCCAGATGTGACGATACAGGGTCGGATTTCTGCGTTTACACTCTTCCATCTCCAGGCGGAGAACTTCAGGAAAGTGCGGGTTGTCGGTGTAGTTCACCGTCAGCAGACAAATATCATCAGGAGGGTTTACGACGAATCGCTGATAGGTATCGTCGAGGATGTTTTTCGGGTTAAAGCTCACCCATATTTCAGAGAACGGCTTACGGATGGTTGGTATCAGGATATCCCATGATTCCTTCGTTACCGCTTCCGCTTCTTCCACCCAGCAGATATCAATGCCTTCGAGCGATTTAATCTTCGTCGGGTTGTTTTTGATGCCGTAGAACATGAACTCAGCATTCGATCCGAGATGACGAATCATTGAACGCTGAATTTCAAACTCAGCCGAATACCCTTCACGCTCGATGGTATCTTCAAGCAACCGGATTACCGAATCGCTGATACTGTTTTGCAGTTCACGAGCGCAGAGAATACGCACAGGCTGCCGACGCGCCGCTTCAACAAGCAGCCTCGCAATTGCCCATGACTTACCGCTACCTCGACCGCCTTTGGCGACTTTGTAGCGATGCGCCTCAATGAACGGTTCAAAGATAGGATTAATCGAGGTCATTTTCCGAATAGAGTGCTCATCGGTGATGTTTCAATCTGGATTGCGCCGCCGTCCTTACCGACAAGCTCGTTAGTTACCTTGTCGCCATACTTACGGGGATTCATTCGGGCCAGCGCCCATTTGCGGGTATCAACGCGAAGTCTTGCCTTTGCCACCTCAGCAGCATCTGGAATCGCATTGTCAGCAATTTCGAATATCTCTTCGAAAATAGAATCAGCTCGTGCCTCAGTTGCCTTCGCGTACTTGTCGCGAAAATCCTCATGCTTTGCCAACCAGCGGAAAACAGTGGACTTATCCGGCATACCAGGACGCTTACATACTTTCAGCAAACTTTCGCCAGAAGAAAGCAACGAGCAGATATCGTCAGCCACCTCCGGCATATAATCAGAGGGGCGACCAGCTTTTGGTTCAGTCGCCATATTCATCTCACTTAGTTGTTATTTCAGGTTAAGGACTCTTTCGCGCTTTCAATCAGTGACTGCTTCAGCAATTCAAGTGTGCCAATCGCCTCGCATAAACTGATTTCACCATCGTAATCATGAATGACGCTTTCCAGCCTCTCGTATAGCTCTTGAGTAATTGGGAATTTCTTCTCCTTACCAAGATCAACGACGCTTGTCATAGAGGATTCCTATAATTTTGAATATCCAGACTCAAATACCTCAGCAGGAGAATATGATTCATATCCATCCTCATAGACAACGTAATAGCCTCCAGACATTGGTCGGTGCTTACAGATATATTCCGCGCTAACATCAAATGCTGCGTATTTCTTATCATCCGGATGAATAATTGCCCCATAACTAGAAGAGCCAGTCTTACCAGACTGATCTGGGTTTGGCTTATGTTCTATAGAGCCAATCTTCAGGGCGCGAACTTTTTTGTGGCACTGGTATCTCGGCATTTCTTGTTCAGTCATCTCTTACCCTCCGGTAGTGAACAGGTCTAACGCTTCCTTCGATTTACGCACCGCTTCGATAGTGCGAGATGTGAAGTCTGGATTTGCACCGCCATCGTTGTAGTGCAACTTGAACAATTCCAGTTTCAACTGGTCAGCACCAATGAATGCAAACGCTTCCTCTGCCGCTGAATTGTTCTTAGATAGCAGTCGGTAAATTTCTAACTTGAATTTCTGTTCTTCAGTCATGGGAATAATCTCTGCCATTGTTGGCTCCGTTTATCCGTTAAAAGGGATATCAGTTAAGTTATCCCGTGTAGGGTATAAGCCATTGTCGAGACCACTCATTGAATGGCCTCTGCAATAACCGATGTCTTTCCATCAGTCCGCCACCACAAAGAATCTTTTTTGCCATAAGGCAGGAGGTTCATCTTTCAGTGGCTGCCAGTGTTATTTCCCCACTTACTGGCTTGGGTTGTTTCGCGGTACTGCCGTAACTGGTTACCCAGAATAAATTCCGGTTTCATTATCAAGCCCACCAGTAGATAGGCTTTGTAATGAACTGGCTCTTATCTCAACGCAGCCCCTTACCGCGCGCCAGATGCTCAATATCAAGCATCAGCAATGAGATGTTTAATCTGGATTCACTCCAGAAGTGATCACCACCCTGTCTACAGAGCCAGATGTGAAGGATGATGAGTAAAATTATCGCTATCATCGAAGGCATTGCGTCCTGATGTATTCCTGCAGGTAGTTAACCTGCGCGGTTATCCTGTCGATTCCACTTCGGAGACGGTAATAATTGAGTTCAGCATCTGCTGTAAGTCTTGGGCTTTCTCCATCGCCCATGCCGCTGGCTCCGGTCGTTGACTTTGCACAGGTGGCGGCGACCTGCAGGCGCTTACGCCCAGCAGAAACATCAGCACGGAGACTTTCGATAGTCGCGTTAGCATCAGCAAGCTCCTTTGTGTATCTGGCATCGAGTTCAGCTACATCACGTTGACGCTTCTGCATATCAGCGATGATGGATGTGGCTTTATCGCGCTGCTCTTTGTAGGTCATGGCGTTATCACGGTAATGATTAACAGCCCATGACAGACAGACGATGATGCAGATAACCAGAGCGGAGATAATCGCGGTTACTCTGCTCATACCTCAATCTCTCTGACCGTTCCACCCGCTTCTTTGAATTTTGCAATCAGGCTGTCAGCCTTATGCTCGAACTGACCATAACCAGCGCCCGGCAGTGAAGCCCAGATATTGCTGCAACGGTCGATAGCCTGACGGATATCACCGCGATCAATCATCGGTAAAGCGCCACGCTCTTTAATCTGTTGCAGTGCCACAGCGTCCTGGCTTTTCGGAGAGAAGTCTTTCAGTCCGAGCTGCTTGCGATAGGCATCCCACCAACGGGAAAGAAGCTGGTAACGTCCGGCTGCTGTTGATTTGAGTTTTGGGTTTAGCGTGACAAGTTTGCGAGGGTGATCGGAGTAATCAGTGAATAGCTCTCCGCCTACAATGACGTCATAACCATGATTTCTGGTTTTCTGACGTCCGTTATCAGTTCCCTCCGACCACGCCAGCATATCGAGGAACGCCTTACGTTGATTATTGATTTCCACCATCTTCTACTCCGGCTTTTTTAGCAGCGAAGCGTTTGATAAGCGAACCAATCGAGTCAGTGCCGATATAGCCGATGAACACGCTCGTTATATAAGCGAGATTGCTACTTAGTCCGGCGAAGTCGAGAAGGTCACGAATGAACCAGGCGATAATGGCGCACATCGTTGCGTCGATTACTGTTTTTGTAAACGCACCGCCATTATATCTGCCGCGAAGGTACGCCATTGCAAACGCAAGGATTGCCCCGATGCCTTGTTCCTTTGCCGCGAGAATGGCGGCCAACAGGTCATGTTTTTCTGGCATCTTCATGTCTTACCCCCAATAAGGGGATTTGCTCTATTTAATTAGGAATAAGGTCGATTACTGATAGAACAAATCCAGGCTACTGTGTTTAGTAATCAGATTTGTTCGTGACCGATATGCACGGGCAAAACGGCAGGAGGTTGTTAGCGCAGCCTCTTGCTACCCGCTTTCACGAAGGTCATGTGTAGAAGGCCGCAGCATAACTATCACTGATGAATCTAGGATAGCCAGTGGCTACGGCTCAGTTTGGGTTGTGGCGGCCGGAATCGAACCGGCTTCCATCGGTGCGCTGCCGATTGCAGTACGCGCGGCGGTCAGCTACATGACTAGTATTTTCACTATCGCCTATCTGCTAGCTCGCCATTGAGCTTCACCACAACGATAAGAGCACTGCGCGGCACCTTTCGCCAATTCCGCGAGGTCTGCGGGTTCAATGCTCTTACCTGTTGTGCAAACAAAAAAGCCACCGTTGCAACTTAAGAGTCACTAACGGCAGCTTACCTTCTAATTATGGCTAAATGGATAATTGCATGTCAAGGCTTTTAACAGCAACATGCTTAACTTTCTCAACACGTTTACGCATTTTGAAAGCATTTTGCATTGGCTGGTACAAAACAAATAACGACGCTTTCAGGATGTCGTCAATTTCGTTTCTACAGGTTGCCAGTGAAGGTTTTCTCCATCCCTCGCCACCACGTCCACACATCTTGCGTGGCTTTGCAGTCGCGTGATAGTAGGATGCAATTGCTCGCTTAGATGAACCATGAGCGTAGTAGCTGAGGAGGATGCCAAAGGCTTTTTTGTCAATGTACATAACGGAATCGACGACCTGAGAAATCAACATTCCATCATCATCATTGCACATTGGCCTTGTCATAACTCTTCCCGGCTCTACGCTCTCCATGAACTTCGCTATTACGCTGCTCATGCGCTTTTCCAGACGACCTGAATAAACCCATGCGCCCCACAGTTCAAGCCAGCCATTCAGCCACTCATGCTGCTCTTTGGTGAGGTTTAGTTCTCTTATGCCCATGCGCCTTCTCCCTGTACCTGAATCAATGTGAGATTTCCGCAGAACACTGCCCTAGTATCGATATACATCTGGTTGGCAAACTTGAGTGGTTTCACTGCTGGCGTATGACCAAAGATGAACGTGTCCGCGCCTTTGATTTCTTTCACGATCCCGTCTTGTGAGTTGCTGATTCGTTCGCGGTTCCAGATTACCTGCTGATGATCAACTGGCTTTCCAAACTCGTATTCATCACAGGGATAATCGGCGTGGCAGATGACGTATTTTTTATCTTTGCTCACCAGTTCGATGATTAACGGAAGTTCTTCTGCTTTATGGGCAAGAGCTTTAGCCAGAATTTCTTTGTCGTAATCGAGATTAAAGAACCAGCCACCGCCATTAAGCATCCAGTGATTGACGTTTCCGCGCTCTGATAAGCCATCAATCATCATTTGCTCATGGTTTCCACGTACAGCTCGGAACCAGGGGAATGTGATTAATTCCAGACATTCGACGTTCTCTGTACCGCGATCGACCAAATCGCCAACCGAGATAAGCAGGTCTTTTTTGGTGTCGAATCCTATCGTCTCCAGTTTTTTCATCAGGTTCGTGTAGCATCCGTGCAGATCGCCAACTACCCAAATATTTCGGTATTTGCTGCCATCAATTCTTTCGTAATAGCGCATCTCTTTCACTCCATCCGCGATGAACCATAAGAACGTAGTTGACGATGGCGTGCATTTTCCCGTCTTTATCATCAACGTATTTTCTGACCGTGCCGCGACTACATTTCAGTCTGCGTGCTACTTCTGTCTGGTTTCCGTATGCTTCAACGAGCATGTCTGGAATGGTTTTTACTGAGAACGTCATGCGGCCTCACTTCTGCTATTTCGCAGGTCTTTGAGTTTCTGTTGGTACTCTGCCTTGATCGCCTTGCACTCTTCGATAGTCCAGCGATGGCGGTTATGGTTTGATTCGATTTCGTCTACTGCTTCCTGCCCGATGCGATTAATCAGTTCGACGCGATACGGAACGAGATTTCCGCTTTTGTGCTGGTTGCACACCACGCATTGCTTGTGAATATTGCGTTCATCAAATCGGAGTTGAGGTGCCGCAGCAGTTGTCCGGTAATGTCCGGCATCCCACTGAGCAGACGTGAGCGTTCCGCACGAGATACATGGTAAGTCGCGGTCTCTTTCTCTGATGAAGGCGTTTACGGCTTGTTGGGCTTGCTTAATCCAGTAACTGCGGGGCTTTAAGGCGAGTTTTCGAATCTTAAGTTTATCTTTCTGTTTCTGTTCATCTCGTCGTCGTTTCTTCTCTGCTGCTTTTTCCGCTTTTTCGCGTTCTTTACTTCGTCGTTCGAGTGCTAATTGAGTTCCGTGTTCCGGGCAGCACCACCACTGATTTGAGAATGCCGGGTGAAACCATTCCTTGCATATTTTGCATTTCCTTCGCGCTGGTTTAGCCATCGTCTTCTTCCTCGTACATTGAGCTATTCGGATCGCTCATCAGTTCTGCGCAGCAATCGGAGCACACGTGAACTTCCAGCACATGCAGCTTCTGACCGCAGTTAGCGCACGTTAAAGCTCGCTCGACGCTTTCTTGTTCGTAACTTCGATTTTGGTCAATCACCTTGTTTTCCTCGCACGTTCTCTAAGCCACCGGATATCCCACAGGTGAGCCGTGTAGTTGAAGGTTTTTACGTCAGATTCTTTTGGGATTGGCTTGCGTTTATTTCTGGAGCGTTTCGTTGGAAGGTATTTGCAGTTTTCGCAGATGATGTCGGTGAAACTTCGTCGCTGTCGTCTCATTCGTACCTCCTGTCGGTAAATCTGACACCCTGACCAATAGCCCATGCTGTCGTGTACTCAATCAGACTTGCCATACGCTTCACACTCATCTGCGCGCTGCTTTCGCGAATGTTGACGCATTCGCCTTCAAGCCCGGGTAAAACATCAGCTTCCTGTTTCGTTGCCACTGCATGACCGCTTATCAACAAAACCTTCCATTGTTCTGGTTTTAACCATTTGCCGCGCCACTGAACTTGCCTAGCGATATCTGCGACCATCGCGTGAAATTTTGCGTTCTGGTCAAGGTTGCGCTTGTAGTCAGTAATGCGGATGGTAACTGGCTTGTCTTTATCGAGTGGTGTTGCGAGGATGGCGTTGATTGCGGCTTGCTGTTGTTGCTTAGTTCGGAGGAAGATTGTTTGCTTCATCGTTACCTCAACTCACAAAACGCCACGCCACTTTTGCTACGACAACAGGCATAACACCGATAATCACCCACAGGAAAATGCTACCGAAAAGCACACCAACCAGGTCTTTACCTTCGCCTACCAGCCGGACAAAACTGCTGGCAACCACAATGAACGTCGCCACCATCCACATAGCACCGAGAATCCTCAATGCAGAAAAAATCAACTCAACCACGATTTACTCTCCCCCAAATAAAAAGGCCTGCGATTACCAGCAGGCCTGTTACAAGCTCAGTGATGTAGATGGTCATCTTTTAACTCCATATACCGCCAATACCCGTTTCATCGCGGCACTCTGGCGACACTCCTTAAAAATTAGGTTCGTGCTCATCTTTCCTTCCCGTTCTTCCTTGGTAGCAAACCGGTAATACACCGTTCGCCAGACCTTACCTTCGATAACCAGAAGACCTGCCCGTGCCATTTTAGCCGCGGCCTGATTTATGCTGGTTACTGTTGCGCCTGTTAGCGCGGCAACGTCCGGCGCACAGAAGCTATTATGCGTCCCCAGGTAATGAATAATTGCCTCTTTGCCCGTCATACACTTGCTCCTTTCAGTCCGAACTTAGCTTTGAGTTCTGCGATCTTCGCCAGAGCCTGTGCACGATTTAGAGGTCTACCGCCCATGACAGGAAGTTGTTTTACTGGTTCAGGGATCGCCTCACCACGGTTAATTCTCGCAGTCATATGGACAAGCTCATCTGC